CAAGGTGTTCTACCAGAGATCATTGTTGGTCTGTATGATGAGCGTAGAACAACCAAAGACAAGATGCTTGAGACACAGCAAGAGAATGAGAAGAACCCAAGTTCTGATCTGAAGCGTGAGATCAATCGACTTAACAATACCCAACAGGCTGTTAAGATTTTGCTCAACTCTCTTTATGGTGCGCTAGGCAATCAATACTTCCGCTACTTCGAACTAGAGATGGCTGAAGGTATCACTCTGTCTGGTCAGTTGTCTATTCGTTGGGCTGAGAAAGCAGTCAATGAATACATGAACAAATTGCTCAAGACTGATAACGAAGACTATGTGATTGCGATTGATACAGACTCACTGTATGTTGACATGAAGCCTCTTGTTGATATGGTCAAACCAAAAGACCCAGTGAAGTTTATCGATGAAGCGTGTCAGAAGAAGTTCGAGCCTGTGCTTGAACGTGCATATGATGACCTATTCAATCGTATGAATGCATATGAAAATCGTATGGTCATGGCCCGTGAAGCAATCGCTGATAGAGGGGTTTGGACTGCGAAGAAACGCTATATACTAAACGTGCATAACAATGAAGGTGTTCAATACGCTGAACCCAAACTGAAAGTGATGGGCATTGAAGCAGTTAAATCGTCTACGCCACAAGTCGTGCGTGACAAGTTTAAGCAAGCGTACAAGATTATTCTAAATGGCACTGAGAGCGAGTTACAGAAATTCGTTGCAGACTTCTATGAAGAATTCAAGAGTCTGCCACCCGAGTCTGTATCGTTTCCACGTGGCGTGTCTGATCTAACAAAGTGGCAAGACAGTCAGACAACATACAAGAAAGGTTGCCCAATCCATGTGCGTGGCGCTATCGTCTTTAACAAGAAGATGAAAGAACTCGGTCTTGATCGATACATGGAAGGTGTGAAAGACGGTAGCAAAGTAAAGTTCTGCTATCTCAAAACACCAAACCCATTGCATGAGAACGTGATATCGTTCCCACAGTTCTTGCCCAAAGAGTTTGATATGCAAACCTACATTGACTATGAGATGCAGTTTGACAAGACATTCAAAGAACCACTTAAGCTGGTGAGCGATGCTATCAACTGGAATCTTGAAAAGACTAACACACTAGAAGGATTTTTTGCATGAGCGATGATATCTTTGACTTTGGCTTTACCGCAGTTGATGAGAATGAACTAGAAGCGGTACAACAAGCCCAGTCTGTTGTACAAGAAGCAAGTACGACAGCAAGTTCAACACAAGAGAGACTAGACGCACTGTACAATGCAGTGATGCCTCTACTCACTAACTTAAAGAAGAACCCCGAAAAAGAGTATATTTTGTGGCCCAATCGAACCGAAAAGATTGAGCAGTTTGAAGCAAAATTACTTGACATATACAATGGAAAGTGATAATATGTACAAATCAATAGGTTATGCGCTAGTTACAATTGCTATTGTAGCTGGCCTTGGTGCTTACACGTATCATGTTTGGAGTGACTGTCTCGAAGAGAACTCATTCTTGACGTGTGCAAGAATGCTTAGTAAATAGGAGAAATCATGTCACTAATTGAAAAATTGATGAAGAATAGTTCGATCAAGGCTACTGCACCGATCAGCGAATCAAAAGTTTACGGTAAGAAAGAAATGGCGACTACGCCTGTTCCCATGGTAAACGTTGCACTCTCTGGTCGTGTTGATGGTAAGACACAATATAGTGAAGGTATTAATGCTTAACGATAAGGCCAAAAATATTTGGCTCAAGTTGTTGAAAGCTGAAGCTTTGCATAGAACTAAAAAAATAAAAAAACATGAGCAACGTTTACTTCAATTAGAATTAGAAATGAAGAAATATGAAAGGTAAATGGCATGGAGGCAAAGGATCAGATCCAAGGAAAGTAGATTCCACTAAGTTTGCCTCTAACTGGGCTAGAATTTTTAATAGAAAGGAAGAAGAGAATGGCAGAAGAAAAAGTTCTAGAACTAGATGATTTCGATCTAGACTTTGACTTCGGGTTTACAGCAGTAACAGAAGACGAGTTAGAAGTAGCTCAGAAAGCTGTTACTGCTACCGAGACTGCTACAGCCGTTGAAAGTAAACTTAATCTATTATATAATTCTATTATACCTCTTCTTACTAACTTAAAGAAGAACCCTGAGAAAGATTATATTTACTGGCCTAACAGAACTGAAAAGATCGAGCAGTTTGAAGACCGTATAAGGAAGATAATGAAAACATAATGGCGGATTTGATTTGTAATTTACCAAGTGAGAAAGTATGGGTGCGAAAAGAGTACTTGATGGACCATCAATCAGGTCATGGAGAGTTTGTAGAAGGTCATTGGATTACAGCTAAGTCTATTCCGGGTAGAGCGTTTTATTTTGAGACGTATCTACCTGAGTATGGAGCCCTTTTCGATAAACTACCTATCAGTGCTTTTGTCAACGAACCTAAAACACCTACCCCCGACCTAGCGCTTCATAATCTACAGTTTTGGAATTGTATGGATTATGGTGTGACAGCTATTTACAAGCAATTTATTGGTTCTATGGATTATGAGATCTTTACTAGAGATCATCAAATCTTAAAAGCTACTTATGTATTTACTCTCGATAATTATCATTCATCGACAGATGAGATAGACTACGCTACTGCAGAAACACCTGAAGAGCATAAAAGCTTTAATATTTTAAAACTTGAGAACGGCCAGTTCGCTGCTTACCCTAATAATAGAATGAGAGTATATGATAATAGTCTTACTCCTAAAGAACCTAAGATGCCAGACTTTAAGGTATCAACAGTTGAATATCAAGTTGAGAACGGTTATACTTATAGGTTAGGAGATACAGATGAGTATTTCTGGAAGACAAAAGAGTAATTATGAAATTTTATACCTCTGTCAATAGATATAGCAATCATATCTTATATCGCGGGTTCGAAGGTGGCGAGAAAGTAGCTCGCAAGATACCTTATGAACCTACTTTATTCGTTCCATCTACTCAAGAGACAGGGTGGAAATCGCTAGATGGGGGCTGGGTTGCTCCTGTGCGTCTAGACTCTATGCGAGAAGCTGGTGACTATCTCAAGCAATATAAAGACGTAGATAACTTCCCTGTATATGGAATGTCTAACTATGTTACTCAGTTTATTACAGATAAGTTTCCTGATGATATTTCATTCGAAAGAGAAAAGGTAAACGTTACTACTATCGATATTGAGGTAGCGTCTGATGAAGGTTTTCCTCATGCGTCAGAAGCAGCTCACCCGGTTATTGCAATTACTTGCAAGAATAATATCGACAATATCTATTATGTGTGGGGATTATACGACTATGACGCAGCTAACTCAATTATGCAAGAACATCCGGTTGAGTATGTTAAATGTACTGACGAGGTGGATCTACTTCTTAGATTCCTTAGCTTTTGGTCTGATCCTAATACTTGCCCTGATGTTGTAACTGGCTGGAACTCTCGATTATTCGATATTCCGTATCTCGTTAATCGTGTCTATAATATGATAGGAAAGGATTCTGTAAAGAAATTCTCCCCTTGGGGTATTGTAGATCGTAAAGATATTGTAATTGCTGGACGTACTAATATTGCATTTGAGATGCTCGGTATCCAGCAACTAGACTATTACGATCTCTTCAGGAAGTTTGGGTATACGTATGGTGCTCAAGAGTCCTATAAGTTGGATCATATCGCTCATGTTGTACTGGGAGAGCGTAAGCTCTCTTATGATGAGTATGGGTCTCTCCATACGTTATACAAAGAAGATTATCAGAAGTTTATTGACTATAATATCAAAGACGTTGAGCTTGTAGATAGACTAGAAGCCAAGCTTGACCTGATTACTTTGGCTATGACTATGGCATATCGAGGAGGTGTAAACTATTCGGAAACGTTTGGTACTACGTCGATCTGGGATGCGATCATTTATAGAATTCTAAATAAGATGCATATAGCTGTACCTCCTCGTGAAGATAAACTAAAGCACCCATATCCTGGAGCGTATGTTAAAGATCCTCAAGTAGGGATGCACGACTGGGTCTGCTCATTTGACTTGAACTCTCTATATCCTAATATTATTGTTCAGTATAACATGTCTCCTGAAACTCTAATAGAAGGAAAAGTACCAGATGTTGACGTGGATAAACTCCTTGCTGGCACAGCAGGCACTAACTCTCTCGATTCAACGCTCGCTGCTTCGGGCATACGTTTCAGGAACGATAAGCCTGGAATCATTCCGCAAGTTATCAAACAGTATTACCAAGAACGGGTTGATATTAAGAAGCGAATGCTTTCTGCTAAACAAGAATACGAAAGTGGTGCCACCAAGAAGTTGGAGAACGAGATTGCGACCCTCGAGAACCAACAGATGGCAATCAAGATTCTAATGAACTCCTTGTATGGAGCTCTAGGTAATAACTACTTTAGATACTTTGACTATAGAATTGCAGAAGCTATTACAACTACCGGTCAGCTATCTATTCGTTGGGCTGAACGGGCTATCAACCAAGAGATGAATAAGATACTCAAGACTGTAGATGACGATTATGTTATTGCTATTGATACCGACTCGTTGTATATTCGTATGCAAGGTTTGGTAGATAAGTTTAAACCTAAAGACGCAGTTAAGTTCTTAGATAAGTTCTGTGAGGAGCATCTAGAGAAGATTCTAGAAGACGCATACGAATCGTTGCATATTAGAATGAACTCTATTGAGAATCGAATGGTGATGAAGCGGGAAGCTATCGCCGATAGAGGTATTTGGACTGCTAAGAAGAGATATATTCTGAACGTTCATAATAACGAAGGTGTACAGTATACTGAACCTAAATTAAAAGTAATGGGTATCGAAGCTGTTAAGTCTTCGACCCCTCAGGTGTGTCGAGATAAATTGAAAGAGATCTTTAGAGTTATCATTAATGGTACAGAAGATGATACTCAGAAGTTTATTGCTAGCTTTAGACGAGAATTTAATAAGTTACCTCCTGAAGATGTGTCATTTCCTCGAGGAGTATCGGATCTGGATAAATGGTCTCATAGAGAGTCTGTCTACATCAAGGCTACTCCTATCCATGTAAGAGGTTCATTACTGTATAATCATTGGATTAATAAGATGGCTTTAACTAAGAAGTATGAGCTGATTAATCAGGGTGAGAAGATAAAGTATTGTTATCTTAAGATGCCGAATACTATTAAAGAGAATGTAATATCGTTTAATGCTGTTCTACCAAAAGAGTTGAACTTACATCGTTATGTAGACTATAATATGATGTATGATAAGGCTTTTGTAGAACCTTTATCTACAATTTTAGATTCTATAGGATGGTCTGTAGAACCTAAAGCTACTTTAGAGGCATTTATGTAATGATTAGATTTGTTTATGATAGGCCAGATATACATGCACCGTTTTCTGCAGTTAAGAGAATCGACTTCCAAGTTGATGATGAAGCTTCTTTAGATGAAATGCTAGATGCATATAAACATTTTCTACTTGCTGTAGGATACGGGATAAAGCTTGGTCAATATATTGATATAGTAAGTGACGATGATGTACAAACTAACGATGTTCAAGAACCAATGGGACAACAAGACTCACCGCGTGCTGTCTTTTCCAACGTGGACAAAGCTAGAGACGTACTTCCATAAACTAGCAACTGTAAAAGGTCAGAAAGGTGGAAGTAATTCTTCTCCTCTTATTAGTCCTGCTACTTACACACCCGGTAGTACTCGCGCTAATAAGAATGTTATTCGTTGGAATGGTTGGGCTGCTGTTGATGTTGATGATTATACATTTACTTCACCCTCTAATATAGAAGAAGAGCTGAAGGAGAAGTTCGGTCATTATCATTATATGTGCTACTCAACAGCATCCTCTAAACCTGACTATCCTAAGTTTCGTCTAGTATTTCCTTTGACAGATAATATAGAAGCGGATAGAATTAAACATTTCTGGTTTGCGTTAAATACTGAACTTGGTGAAATGGGTGATAAGCAAACCAAAGATTTATCTCGCATGTTTTATGTACCGGCTGATTATCCAGGTGCTTATAATTTTATATTTACTAACGAAGGCGAGCATATAGATCCCGACCGCTTAATGGCAAGATGGTCTTATGAAGAGAAATCTGGTAATAGTTTCTTGGATCGCTTGCCTCCGGCGTGGAGAGAGCAGATAATAGAACATAGAAAATCACAATTAAATAATACGAACATACATTGGAGTGATTATTCCGATTGTCCGTTCTGGCCGAAGCAGCTAGCTAATGAGTATAAGACTATCTCAGGAACTGGTTGGTATAGAAAAATGTATCAAATTATGGTGGCTACTGCTGGTAATGCAGTTAAAAGAGGTTATCCGATAACATCTTATCAAGTTGCTGAATTGTGCAAGCAATTTGATAGGGATACAGGTAATTGGTATGAAAATAGACCAATGGAATTAGAAGCGGATAGAGCTATTGAATATGTGTATAGAAACTAAGAGGGCAAGATTTTGTCAATAATGGATAAATTGAAGAAGAACTCTAAAATATCAGAAACGGATATTCTAGCGGATTCTAAATTCTTCACAGAGAAAGATATGATTACAACCCCAGTACCTATGATTAATGTAGCATTATCTGGGTCTATTGAGGGGGGTATCGCGCCAGGGTTAACTGTATTAGCAGGCCCATCTAAACACTTTAAGAGCTCATTTGCCTTGTTGATGGCTTCTGCGTATTTGAAGTCAGATCCAGATGCTGTGATGCTTTTTTATGATTCAGAGTTTGGCTCTCCACAGGCATATTTCGAGACGTTTGGCATTGATTTGAATCGAGTGCTTCATACTCCAGTTACTAACGTAGAAGAGCTCAAGTTTGATTTAGTAGGTCAATTAGAGAATTTAGACCGGAACGATAAAGTAATTATCGTTATTGATTCGGTGGGCAACCTAGCTTCAAAGAAAGAGCTAGAAGATGCATTAAGTGAGAAGTCAGCTGCTGATATGTCTCGCGCTAAAGCCTTGAAAAGCTTATTCCGAATGACCACTCCATATCTTGCTATGAAAAACATACCAATGGTAGCAATTAACCATACATATAAGGAGATTGGATTATTTCCTAAAGATGTGGTATCAGGTGGAACAGGAATCTATTATTCAGCTGATAATATCTGGATTATCGGACGTCAGCAGGATAAGGTTGGTTCTGAAGTGAAAGGATATCATTTCGTTATCAATGTAGAGAAATCAAGGTATGTTAAAGAAAAGTCTAAGATTCCTATTAGCGTTTCCTGGGAGGGTGGTATTCAGCATTGGAGTGGTTTGCTTGATGTTGCTCTTAGCGGTGGCTACGTTACTAAGCCTTCTAACGGTTGGTATTGTCGTGTCAATCGGGATACTGGCGAACTGGCCGAACCGAAAGTTAGAGAACGGGATACTCTCAATGCAGCGTTCTGGGAGCCAATCTTAGAGGGTACAGACTTTAAGGAGTTCGTTAAAAATACGTACTCTATTGGTCATGCATCGATGGTAGATCCAGAGCAAATAGTGGATGAAGTATGAAAGAGAATGTAGATTATAAATTAATTGAATATGTAGATGCAGAAACGGAAAGTGCGGATCACTGGACGGTAGAGATTTTAGCTGGAGATTTTGAAGGTGTTAAGCTAAAATATGGTACTATTAGTATCGATGAAGAAAATTCATCGCTTCATTTTAATTATGATATTGTAGAGAGCCCATACCAAGATCTATCTGAGAATAATCCAGATCTAATCGAAGTAGTAAAAAATATTATGAATAATATTATGATGGATGCAATCGATCTTATAGAAGCTCAAGATCTTAAAGGTGAGAATTGAATACAAATATTGAACAAACCATTCTTCGTAATGTGCTAACAAATGAAGAGTATATGCGTAAAGCTCTTCCGTTTATTAAGCCTGATTATTTCGAGGGCGTGTATCGAAATATTTTTAGAGAGATAGGTAAGTTTGTTGGAAAGTATAACAAGCTTCCTACCGAAGAGGCTTTTAAAATCGAGCTAGATCAATCAGACAGATTCACTGATGAACAATATACTCATGCTCTAGAGATACTTCCGTTTATTTTTAAGAACGAAGAAATTGATTATAAATGGTTGCTCGATAAGACTGAAAAGTGGTGTCAAGATAGAGCTGTTCATAATGCTATTATGGAGTCTATTACTATTATTGATGGTAAGCATCAGTCATTAACTAAAAACGCGTTACCAGATATTTTACAACAAGCATTATCAGTATCTTTTGATACTAATATTGGTCATGATTATATTGAAAATGTAGAGCAACGATATGACTTTTATCATGAAGAGGAAGAGCGTATCCCGTTCGATCTCGAATATTTCAACAAGATTACAAAGGGGGGTTTGCCGAATAAATCGCTTAGTGTGGCTCTTGCTGGTACTGGCGTTGGTAAATCTCTCTTTATGTGTCACGTTGCTGCTGGGTGTCTCACTCAAGGACGCAACGTTCTTTATATATCTTTAGAGATGTCTGAAAACCGTATTGCAGAACGTATAGACGCTAATCTCCTTAACGTCCCTATGGATCAATTGGACCACATTAGTAAAGATATGTTGGTTACAAAGGTTAATGATATCGCTAAGAAGACTCAGGGTAAACTTATAATTAAAGAGTACCCGACCAGTCAGGCTAATGCGAATCACTTTAGAGCGTTGTTAAACGAATTGAAGTTGAAAAAGAACTTTGTACCAGAGATTATCTTCATCGATTATCTAAATATTTGCGCTAGCTCAAGAATGAAAGGTGTTGGTGGTGCGATCAATTCATATAGCTATATCAAAGCGATTGCAGAAGAGATTAGAGGTCTTGCCGTGGAATTCGACCTGCCTATTGTATCTGCAACCCAGACGACCCGGTCAGGTTATTCCTCATCAGACCCTGGTCTTGAAGATACATCAGAAAGCTTTGGTCTACCTGCAACAGCCGATCTAATGTTTGCTTTGATTTCTAATGAAGATCTGCAATCTAGAAGCCAGGTAATGGTTAAGCAGTTAAAGAACAGATATAATGACCCTAATATGAATAAACGATTTGTTATTGGAGTTGACAGATCTAAAATGCGTCTTTATGACGTGGATCAATCTGAACAGGCAGATATAGTGGATGATACACCTGTTCCTAACAAACAAGAGCTGGGTAATAATTTCAGCGGTTTTAAATTTAACTAGAGGTAAACAATGTTTGATCAAGGTTACATCCCAGATGTAGTATTTCATATGAGAGAAAGGGACGAAGCTATTGGTGGAGATAATCCATTCAAGTGGGTTCGTAAAACAACCAGCGAGCTGATGGCTGGTAAAAAAGTAGTTATTTTTGGATTGCCTGGAGCATATACTCCTACGTGTTCTAACAGTCAGCTACCAGGCTATGAAGAATTATATGAAGATTTTGTAGCAGCAGGGGTAGATGATATCTGGTGCACATCAGTTAATGATGCCTTTGTTATGTATTGCTGGAGTAAGCATCAAGGGGTAGAGAAGGTTAAAATGCTTCCTGATGGTAATGGAGACTTCGCCAAAGCAAATGGAATGCTTGTTGATAAAAGCAATCTTGGGTTTGGGAATCGCTCTTGGCGTTATGCTATGGTTGTAAATGATCTTGTGATTGAAAAAGTATTTGAAGAGCCAGGTTATCCTCAAGATTTGCATCCTACCGACCCATACGGGATTTCTTCTCCAGAAAACGTATTAAATTATCTTACTTCAAAATAAGAACTTATCTTTAAAAAGGGAGCTAAGTGCTCCCTTTCTTTTATAACTCGTTGATATCCTTCCGAATATTACTTTTCATAAAACAGTAGATTTTAGTCTCATTATTACTTATAATGTATGTAAGAAATGAGGAGATATATTATGAATATGACGATTAACGAGTTCTTAGCGAATCCGATGGCTACTGAGAATGACTGCTTTGGTTTCTTCGATTGGTTCTGTCGCGATAAGTCTCTTAAGAATAAAATGAATCTTCTTAAAGGTAAGGTTTCTTTCTTGGTTAAGTCTGGTCTTATCGATGGTGATAAGAATTATGTTATCTTTAAGAATAACTGCCCTGGTTTTGGTGAGCTGTATGATGATCTTCGTGTTATCGATATTGATACTGATGAGATGGTTTGTGGTCTTGCTCCTAAGCTTGGTTACGATGCTCCGCATCTTCGTGGTAAGTGCGAGTTCTGGATTTTCGATAAGGATCGTAACCTTGTAGAGAAGTTCTTTGATAACTACAAAGCGTTTAAGACTGCTGTTAAGAATGGTGAGGTGACTGTATGAAAAGTGAAATGTTAGAAACGATTGCTGAATTGCAATCTCGTATTGAGCGTGAGCTTGAGTGGAAATTGACTGATGTTATTACTACTAAAGAAGCTCATGCTATCTTAAATCCTGTTACCTATGCTTTAGATATGGTAGCCCAGCGTGTTGAGGAGATGGAAGATGCTTGATTGGGCTTATACTCAGAGCTATCTTGATGTAGCTATTCTTGGAAGCATAGTTATTTTAGGCTTTGCTTGGTTTGTAATTAAAGGTGATAATAAATGGTAATTGCAGCATTTCTCATTCTATTGAGTGTTACTAATGAAGAGTTTTTTAAGATGGTAGACTCTCAACAGAAATTAGGTTATAATTGGGAGTATGTAGGAAGAACAGAAGTGACTAACGAGCTAGCACTTCCTGCTAAAGAAGAAGATGGAACTTTAGTTTACTACTTTTATTTAACGGAGCCTGAAAATGGTAAGTAATATTGAAATGTGGGTAAAAGCTCAGCGGGTAATCGATTCTTGTGTTACTCATAAGCAGCTTATGGTTGCTCGTAACTATTTTAATCTCTGTAAGTTTACTGGACCTGATAGGGGATATGATTATATCTCAGATCTATTAGATCGCTGGTACGATAAAGAAAAAGAGATTGGTCTAGTTAAATGAAAACTGTAACTATATATTATGAGACTGCTCGTGGCCGTAAAATGGATTGGACTGTTCTAGAAGAAAACCTAGAGACGGTTCTATGGAAGTGTGAGTTTAAAGAGTTCAAAGTGATTGATTGGGTATATCAGTAATGAAAGAAGAAATCGTCAGCGAAGCTACTCACGAGAAATTTGAGGGTAGTACTATGTCCAAGGCTGGTAAACTAGCCATGGAGCTTGCCCAAGAGAAGAAAAGACTTAAGCAAGAGCTAGAAGAGCTCCAAGCTGAAGCTGACGATCTTCGCCCAACTACTCCTACTGGTACTATTGACTGGTATGTAAAGTGGATCTCTATGATTTTTACTGTAGCAGGTGTCTTTCTAATTAGCAGTGGA